CAACCTTCACTGGTTTTGCTCGTTCTTTGTTGGATGATTCTGATGCTGCTGCTATGCGTACCACTCTTGGCGTGTACAGTACAACAGAATCCGATAATACCTTGTCTTCCGGTTTGTCCACTAGACAACCGCTAGCAACAAACCTAACAAACCTTGCAGCACTGGCCATCACAAGCAACACGATCCCATTCTACAATGGTTCTTCTGTTCTTGGCCTAACACCAGTTACAACGTTTGGACGTGGCTTCCTGAACCTAACAGACGCCCTCGCCGCGCGCAGTTATATCGCCGCCGATGATGCTTCCAACTTGACAACTGGTACTTTGCCTCTGGCTCGTTTGCCAGCAGACTTGACTGGTAAAAACGCTGCTACAGCAACAGCACTCCAAACGTCACGAACAATTCAAGGTGTGGCATTCAACGGTACTGCAAACATCACTTTGTCTGTAGTCGATAAAGACAGCGCCACTGGTTCTGCAACACTTCCAGCGGGTACAACTGCTCAGCGTACGGCCTCTCCAGTAAATGGTCAGCTACGTTACAACTCTGACAACAACGAATTCGAAGGATACATTAACGGTTCGTGGGGCGGTATTGGTGGTGGTACTCCATTGTTCACTGTTCTCTGGTGGCCTTCTCGTACAGCAATCCCAGCCGGATACGTTCCTGCTGATGGGCAATTGCTGACACGTGCAAGCTACAGCGCTGCATGGGCTCGAATCAATGCAAGCGATGTTCCATTTGTTACAGAGGCTGTCTGGACAGCAACATCCACTTCACGTGGTAGCTATTCTAACGGTAACGGAACAACAACATTCCGTGTTCCCGACTTGAACGGTAAAGTTTCTGGTACAATTGCTGCTCCATTCCTACGTGGTGATGGTACAAACTCTACAGGTGTTGCTGGTAACTTCCAAGGCTCTGATAACTTGGCTCACACCCATACAACTAACTATGAGGTGATCTCAGAGACAATTGCTGCTGGTGCTGTTGTACGTAACCTATTGGAGAGTTTTGACTCTTCTAACAACGTAGCAACGCTCTCGTCTGGTGGTGTTGAATCCCGTCCAGTCAACGTAACTGGTGTATTCATCATCAAGTTGATTGGTGGTGCTTCTGACCTAACACAAGAAGATGCTTCTGTTGCTGTTGCCGCACTTGACGCTCGCGTTAGTGTACTGAGTGGTCGTAACCGTATCATCAATGGCTGTGCGATCATCGCACAGCGTTCGTCCGCATCAATCACATCTGGTGTTTCTGCCTACGCGGGTCCAGATAGATTTATTGCGTCGAATGCCAACGCTGGCGGTGCGTTCACACAATCGCAAGGTACTCTTGTTGATGGGTTTGTTACAAAGAATACTGTTCTGCAAACTGTAACATCTGTGATCACAGATGCATCTGGCGTGAAGAACTGGGGTGGTATTATCCAACGTATTGAAGGGTTCAACTCTTATGATTTGAAGGGTATTCCTGTAGTTATCTCATTCTTGTTTAAAGCAAGTGTGACAGGTACTTACAGTGTTGCTCTGCAAGACAGCACAAGCTCCCAGAGTTACGTTTCTTCGTTCTCTGCCACCTCTGGTGTAGTAACTAAAGTTACTGTAAAAATTCCAGCAGTCCCTTCTGCCGCAGCTCTTACCGCTGGGGTTGGTATTGGGCTTCAAGTAGTTATCGGAGCGATTAATAGCGGAACACTCCAAACTTCATCTACAAACACTTGGCTCTCTGGTAGCTATACTGTGGCGAGCGGGGTTGTTAACTGGGGCTTGACGAACGGTGCGACCATTGCTGTTACAGACTTGCAACTTGAAGCTGGAGCCGAAGCTACAGAGTTCGAACGTAGAAGCTATACCCAAGAGCTGGCACTGTGCCAACGTTATTATGAAGTTTCGTCTAACTTCTTCTTCCAAGATAGCGCATCCACTCGCCTCTTCCACGGAAGACCATCGTCCTTTGCAGTAGCTAAGCGTGGCGCACCAAGTCTTAACGTTATTACCCAAAATGGATTGACAAACATCTTCACGTACCAGTTTGGATCGAGCATTACTCCCTCTGGCTTCCAAGTACTGTGGCAAAACGATGCTACTGGTTCTGCGACTGGGTGGTTGTCAGTAGGCGCTGCCGTCGAACTCTAAGGAGAAACTTATGTATAAGATTAAAAATGGTAATATCCTCCGTCTCGCTGACGGCACAGTTATCCCAAAAGATGAAAGTAACTCTGACTACAGTGGTTACTTGTTTTGGGTTGAGTGTGGTGGTGTCCCTGAACCGGAGGTTAGCTTGGAAGAGCTAGCCTCTAACGCAAGTGTTGAAGCCCGTCTTGCTCGTGATGCTGAACTCGCAAGGGCTGATATCCAGCTCTTGAAGGTTCAAGATGGAATGACGGGACTCGGAACACAAAAGGCGTGGCGAGAATATCGTAATGCCCTCCGTGACTGGCCTAGTACTGAAAACTTCCCAGAAGTTATGCCAGTAGCTCCAGACGCTAAATAATCATAGGGGCTTCGGCCCCTTCTTCTATTGGAGATAACATGGCTAATATTACAAAACCATCCAACCTAAGTGCTGTCTGGGCTGCTGGTGGTACAAAGATTGATCCGGGGGCAGCTAAGTACAACATCGGTTGGGTTGTGCAACTCCCACCATACGAACACCAAAACTGGATCGACAACCGTCAAGATCGGGCTATTGCCCACTTCAGCCAACACGGTGTCCCAGAGTGGGATGGTACAACAGAGTATCAAGGACTTCTAAGCTACACGCAAGGCTCTGATGGTATTATCTACAAGTGTATTCAAACCAACACCAACAAAGACCCCTCCAACGTGTTGAACGATGCCTATTGGACACGAGCATTTGAAGATTATGGCTCTGTTGCTGCTGTCCAAGCACAATTGAACACACATATCACAAACTACCAATCACTCGCTGAAATTGGCAATACTGCTGGCGCTCGTGCCAACCTATCTGTTTATTCTAAATCTGAGAGTGATACACGCTTCGCTGGTTTGAATGGTAGCTCTGCTCAAGTCTTCTCTGTTGATGTTGCAACACAACCTGAACACGCAGTTCGTTTGGGGCAAGTAGCCAGCCTGCTAACACAAGCCACTGAGTCTACCCTTGGTGTTGTTAAACTTGCGACAACTGGCGGTACAGAGACAGGTACAGATGACCTCACAGTTCTCACTCCGCTGAAAGCCAGTTCGGTTTATTTGAAGAAGTCTGGAAACCTCTCTGGTCTTGCAAACTACTCGACAGCACGTAGCAACCTTGGGCTTGGTACTTCTGCAACACAGAACGTAACGTTCTTTGCTCAGACTGCTAACAACCTCAGTGACCTTGCAAGTGTGGCAACTGCACGATCTAACCTTGGGTTGACATCTACAGCAACACAACCAGAGACATATTTCCTACGTACAGCAAACAACTTGTCTGATGTTTCAAACAAATCCACAGCACGTAGCAACCTTGGGCTAACCGCCCTAGCTACAACTGATCCGGCTCTTGTTTCGTTCAAGGGTGAAAACTTGGCAGGGTTGTCTAACTATACGCTCGCCCGTGCAAACCTTGGACTGCAAGACTCTGTTCTGTACCCCTCTAACACTTGGTTGATCAAGAACAACAACTTGGCTGACCTAACCAACGCACAAGCTGCACGTAATAACCTTGGACTTGGCAACTTGGCAACCCGCAATGTTTACGGTGTCTCCGGTGATCTAGACTTCACTACATCGTTTGCTGCTAATGGTTGGACACAACTTCCATCTGGTATGATCCTACAGTGGGGGCAAGTTAGTATTGGAGCTGACTCTATAGTTGGAGTGGGTTTCCCAAGAGGCTTCCCTAACGCTGCCGTTCACCTAAGCTGGAGCCTTATGATTCCGGGTGGGTATGACGGCACTGTTCAGAACTCCACAGGTATGATGGGTTTCGTCAACTTGACTGCTGGTGGTTGTACTTTGCTCAACGGTGACAACCGTGCAGGTGTGGCTTATTGGTACGCAATGGGGTTCTAATATGTTAACTGATAACGACTATAAGCAAGCCGCTGAAGCTCTCGGAGTTGAAGTGGCCTGTGTTAAAGCTGTCACCAAAGTGGAGAGCCGTGGAAGCGGCTTTCTTCCTTCTGGGGAGCCTGTAATCCTCTTTGAGCGTCATTGGATGTACAAACTTCTGAAAGCTAAGACTGGCAAAGAACCAGAACTTAGTGAAGTTTGTAACCCAAAGGCTGGAGGCTACAAAGGTGGAGCAGCAGAGCATATCCGTTTGAATACGGCTGTCCAGATTGATAGAGAGTGCGCTCTACAGAGTGCTTCTTGGGGACTGTTCCAGATTATGGGCTTTCACTGGAAAGCGCTTGGATA